AGCTGCTTGTACGCCACAGTCCTAGCGATAGCATCTTGGTAGTCAGCTACGACTTGCTCCCTGTTAGCTAGGGTCTTCAGCGACCCCCTGAAATCCTGAAGCGCCGCGCGGGTAGAGTCTTCGATATCTTTGTACTCTGCAGCCCCTAGTTCTTTTCGAAAGTGCTCTGTCTTAAGCACGGACGCTTCCATGACATCTTCAGCCAAACCGCGCAGAGCGGGTTGGTCTGCCATCGTAGCCGCGACATATTGAGATCCGTTCAAAGCCTTGTTCTTTTTTAAATCTCTGACTACGGCGGGGAAATGTCTCCCCCACTTCTGCTCTAAAGATTGGATATTATCGAGAGCCACTTTGCCGCCCTGATCGGCGATGTTTATCTGATCCATCGAAGCGCGAACTGAGTCCGCCTCTTGGCTAGTCAGTAGTGAAGGCGGAGAATTAGGGTCTATTCTCATTTGCTCTGAAATAGTAGCATCGGCGTAAGTCTCTAGCGTCTTGATAGTTGGGTTTTTTTGGAACTCAGTGTAAGCCGCAGATACAGCTTCGCTTCTCCCGATCACGTAGTTAGCGGGGTCAGCTTTGTATTGCCTGACAACTTGCTCGAAAGCGCCTTGCATAGCTTGTACTCCGCTCATCTCTGCCTCAAAATTATCGGCAGACACGGACTTCAACCCTTCTTTTTTGCTGGCTATTTCGGCACCTATTTCAGCCAAAGACTTGTCACTCTCCCTAACTTCGTTCATGGCGGTGGCGTATTTCCTGACGACTTGAGATTTTCTAATAAGCCTCTCTTGGTCCTTAGGGTCTTCTACGACTGATCGAATTTCTTCTTCAGTGAATCCACCTTCGTCGACTCCGGTGCTCTGAGCTTTCAAAGCCCAATCGTTGAACGCATTCACGTATTGGAAATTTTCGCGAGCTTTATGCTGCTTTACTCCAGCCTGCAAACTCTTTATCGCCCGTTGATAGTCTTTAGGGTCTGCATTAACTTTGAACATGTTCTTGTCGCTCTGTAGAGCTTTAACAGCGTTCTCGATGTCGGCGCTAGTAGTTGCCGTGTCTGAAAGCACAGTGTTTACGAAGCCGTTCAATCCGGCAGAGTGGTACTCGCTTTTAGCCATCTCTGTCAGCTGAGACTTAACCTTCCCGTCCACTTCCATGTTGTTTATTAGCGCCAAACTCCCGTCTAGCAATTCTCTGGTTTTGGAGTAGTCTCCAAAAACAATGTTCAAATCTTGATCGTGAACTTGTTTGAAATCGTTCACTTTCTTGCGGCTCACCGCTTGAACTTCGAAACTTCGCAAATCTCTTTCTTGAGAAAAATTTATCTGCTGAAGGCTGTTATTCAAACGAGATTTTGCTTTCTGCGAGCCTTCAAATTTATCGACTAAAGATTGCCTTTGCTCTTCCAGTTCTTTGTAACTAGTTTCGGCAAAACCCTCCGCCTGATCGTCAGTCAAAGAGTTTTTCTTCTCCTGCATAGCCGTTAGAACTTGCTGCTGATATTTCTTAGCTTCAATGTCAGCTTTATATGCGTCGTTGTTTTCTTTGTGAGTGATGAGGGCTTGAGAGGTATTCTCTACTGCCCTGCCTATGCTCTCCATTCCCTCACCGATGCCTCCGCCAAAAACTTGGCTGGAAGCTCTTGGGCCCCCGCCCACTCCTACGCTAGCTACTTGTCTTTCTACAGTTTTAATTCTCGGCATTACGCTGTCCTCTTAAGGCCCGTATCAGGTGCGGGCGTGTTCAGCGTCGTAAAAGCCGAAGCTGTGGAAGAAAGCAAAGTCCCTGCAGCACTGAACCTGGACGCGTTCTGAGCCGCTTGCCCTTCCATGCGATCGAGATTAGCACCTTCTCGGTAAGCCCTAGCTCTTCTAGCGCCTTCTTCTTTAATATTGTTAGCGTCAGCCTCTATGTTAAAAAAGCTCTCTTGGAGGGCGTCTATAGCGGACCCTCCTAAACGGACACCGGATGCGCCTCTAGCGGCTTTGAAAGATCCAATTTGCTTGGAAGCTTGGATTCTGAAAATCTTTTCTTGCTCGATAGCTTGCTGTTCAGTTTCCCGAGCATTTCGTTCATTTATTTTAGCGTTGTACTCCGCAGCTTTTCTGGCCGCATTTCCGCGCTTGATACTTCCTACGGCTGATACTGCCCCACCGATAAGGGCTCCCGCTGCTAAAACTTCTACACCCATTTATTGATCCTCGAATACAATGCTGAATCACTACCGTCCGCGTTATACGCGTACATTCGACTCGCCTCTAACTTAAATCCTAACGCCTTAGCCCACCTATGACCATTGTTGAAATCACATTTTATTAAGGCTTCCACACGCCTGTAGGGGGCTATCTGTAAAAATCTTTTCAAAGCATTGAAAATCAAAATAAACTTATCGCGCTTGTTTTGATGCAGTATCGTCCAAGCCTCGGCGCAATGGTCGTTTTTCTTCACAAGTCCCGCGCAAAGAACAGGCTCGCCATCTAGCAGTCCCGTATACGCATGGTCTAGTGATTCTGTGTAAGCCATTACTTCCTCCGTGAAAACTCCGAGAAGAGGTTTATTACCCGCTTGCTCTAAAAGATATTCCGCGTGCTCGGTCTTAAATCTTACGATCTGCACGCTTATCTATCTTCCGTAGCCATTTGCGGCATTATAGCTAAAACAGTTCCGGGGCCGGGACCCGATTGTCTTATGCAAATATTGTTTTCAAAATCGTAATCTGAATCGAAAGTTTCTGACTTTATCCCCGAAAATAAAGGAACTGCTTCGCCTAATGGGTCTGAAGCGTTTCTGAAAATAATAGGTACTAGATCCGAAAAATCAGGCCCCCACTCCATGTTGATCGTTTTATGCAGAAGGATTCCGACTCTGTTTATTCTTTGGGTTTTCCCTAGTGCAGTCCCGTTAGCCGACCCCGATTCGAAACGCAGAGTTTCTACATCAGAATCATAAGCCAACCCTACTTGAACTTTCGACGCAGCTGTGTCTAACTCTATGGCTCCGCTAGCTACAGTCTTGGGGTTTTGAGCTGCCCCGTCGGCCCAGACACTGACTTCTTCACCCTCTAAATGGCTAAGTCCTGTGACGGAGGTTGTGGCCGTTCCGCTAGTGAAAGTTACCACTGAATCGATTCCATCTTTCACGTCTTCCGCAGAGTCGGTGTCTTCGTATAGCTTAGATAGGTACTCTATGTATCTTACCGTGTCGCCATCTATGTAGCGCTTGACAATCATCCAAAGCTCGTCACTTTTACCGTCAGCCGCAGGTATCACAGATATCGACTCTACTTCAGCTATGTTGCCGTCTGAATCACCTGCGCCCCCAATCTCGTGTCTGTGTATACCAAACTAACCGCTTGGTCATCTAGTCGCTCATATCCGAGCCCAAGTAATGCGCCGTCACTTCGGATGGCCCACACGGTCGGGATCGGCTCCCTCTGCAAGGCCAATGCTGTCACGCCGTTTTTGGTGATATGCTCACTTATGAAAGTTAAATCGTTCGACCTGAATCCGTCAGACTGAAACGAATAAATTGAATCTCTTATTTTTTTTCCGGTCTTCTGTACAAAAATAACAGCGTTTCCAACTTGGACAGGAGTTGCACTGGAAGAGCCTGAAGTCGTAGATCTCTTAGCATTCACGTTAGTAGGCGTTAGTGCCTCGCCTTGGGATGAAGGTCTAACTATCCACTCACCGCCAAAGGTTCCTATGAAAAGACCCTTAGGGCCTGATATTATGTTTTGGATAGCGTTCACGTCATTCGAGGCTAAAGAAAAACTTATACCGCCAGAATCGATTACCGCACCCGCCGCAGTAGTTGGGCTGAAATCCTCATAGTTTCCTGTTTCACTTAGATCTGTTCTCTGCGGCTGATCCGCGTACTTAGACAACACTAAACGATCTTCGTGGAAAGTGACTAAGCCGGGATTGCTCGTATCTCCAAAGCGCCAAACGCCGGCAGTAGCCGTAGACCCGAAAGCGGAAACTACGGTTACGTTGAATGTCTGCAAGTGGCCTACTACAATACCCCTGTCGTTAACTTCAGCCCAACCCCAAGTGCTCCCCTGTAAAAGGCGAACGTAAACGCCCGCCCCAGGGTATATGTCTGGGTATACAAATCCAGATCCGTCATATCCCGCACCGGGGAAACTTGGGGATATTTTTATAGTGTTCGAGTCTACAACTCGGTTATCCGTGTCCGCATCTAGAGTGACCATACGGTCTAGTAGTATCTTATTCCCGCCATCCACACCTATACTGTCCCCGTCTACAAAGCCGTGATTAGGTATTGTCAAATTTGTATTTCCAGCCCCGTCATCAGCAATGGCAGTTATAGTTTGGTCTGGGCCCATCGTTACGTTTGTGTTTCCAGTGGTGGCAGCAGGAGTTAAAGTGGCAGTTTTTACGGCTTCCGTTTGCGCTCCTGCGCTTAAAGAATTGAAAGGTAGATAATTGGGCTCGTCGTAATCAACTTCTTCTAAAGTCCACTCGATATCACCAAGCCGAGTGAGTTTTCTAAGTCTGAAACTTTGGTGGGCAAGATACATGATGTCGCCATTCTGAGCATAAGATAAATCCAAAACCTCTTCTTCATCGTAAGGAGTGGATATCTCATATGCACCTCCGTCTAGAAGCTGAGCGTTGTCTTTGTAGAATCTAATATAGTTGTTGCCAAACTCTAATTGGTAAGCAACTGTCGCGCTGAAAACAAAAGGTATTAATCTTGCTCCTTCAGAGCTAGTTTTTATCTCGTTAACATAAACTGATCCTGGCCTCCTAGTTATAGGGCCTTGCGGGAAAGGTATGTAATTCTTTAGCGTAGCTGCTGCCTCACGATATTTATCGGCTTCCATGCGGCCTTTGAGACGCGGGCTGAGCTCTCCTGAACTGAAATCATTTTTCAGTGGCGCACTTCTAGGCATTACATATTCCTTACGCGATCAAAAGTGTCATCAGGGGATACTTGTGGGACTTTGAAAAAAGCATTCGCTTTCCTAGCTTCAGCTATTTTCCTGTCATAAACGACAGATATATTCGCCTTCTTAGTGTTAGATTGAGTCACCTCTTCACACATTTCTAAAGCCATACGTGCGGCTACTGCTTCTCTGAAAAGCATCGGCATAGCGTCGACTGATACTGTTTTGCTTACATATCTAAGATACAGGGGTGCCGTATCATCGGTCAATATTTTACCCGACTCAAGCTCCCAATCATCGTACACATCTGCGTCTTCTGGGTACTTAGGTGCGAACTTTATGAAGTCTGAAGGTACTGTGTACGCATGCGCTCTGCCCCAAGTAGGTGCCACTGCGTCTTCGGCAAGCGAAGCTCTTTTAATAGAAAAGCGCCAGACGTGAGCCTCTAGCTCCGCGACTAAAGAAGTCTCATAGCAAGAATTGCAGCTATTGGCATTTCGAGAATTTTCAGTCAAACTTGTTATGCGCTTAGCGCCTAAGTGCTGAAGTGCTCTATTGCAAATATCTACTTCGCTTGCCATAGGAAAATCTCCTTAATACGGGACTCTAACTAACCAAGCGTAGAAAGCACTCCCTGTCGCCGTTACAGCTCTGTAAGTTCCGGCTGGCAAGTCTAAACCCAAAAGACCATTTGCACTCAAAGTGGAACTCGGAACGTCTACGTAAGTGTCTTGTTTGGTTTTCAATTGCAACTTAACGCTTCCGCCGCCAAAAGTTCCTTCAGCTATGAAGGAGCATTTGCCGCCAGCAAAAGTTTTGTCGGCTTGGTTTCCAGCCCCTGCGTCCTCACAAAGAGTTACTGATTCTGATAACATTCAATTCACCAATTAGGCCGGAAGCCATTCGCCTTCGAGAATGTGGTTTTTGATTTTGTCGATAGCGAGAAGTACTTCCTCTCTACTAAGTGACCTAGTTGATCCGCCTTCGTTGACTTCTGTATTAGCCAAGTCCACGGTCAATTCAATGCTGTCTGAATCCGTAGCTGCGCCGACTTCTTCGGTCACTAGCTCGTCTCCTACGCTAAATTTATATCTTCGAGTAGCCATATGTTTCTATCCTCTCAATGTTTGAGAATGACGGCCCCTTGCGAGGCCGCCGTTCAAATTAAATTGCGTAACGAGTTTTGAGTACCAAAGTTCCGCCATCGGCAGCAGCTTCAGTCAACGTAGCTACGATGTCATACTCTTTATTAGGATCTTCGGTCAAACCGAGAGCTTCCCAAAGGGGCATTTCCAAACTTTCGATTGGGAAAACACCTGACTCGTGAGCGATGTTCGTTCCCGCAAGAGCTGCAGCGTTGATATCCAAAGCACTAGCGAAGTGATCGGCGTCAACTACTGCGTCACCATTCTCCGTAGTCTCGTAGATACCGAAGTCCGCGTCCCCCGTAGCCCCCACGTCATCAGAGTGCAAAAGCAACTCTGAGATGCGAGCATTCGAAGGGATTCTTGCGAAAATATACTTCGACCCGATAGACGCCAATGCTGATACTTCACAAATCCCGATGTTCTCCAATAGATTTGCTTTCACAAGTCTTGAGTTAGCTAGGACTCGTGGAGTCGCGTCGCGGTCGGTGATAACTGATGATTTTACTGTTTCTAATGCCATCTCTTACTCCTTATTCCGCGCACTTGACTTCGACAATCTTTTTCTCTTCAGTACGGGTCGCGCCCATACTCATCTTGAGATAAGCCTGCCAAGGGAGACCTGAAAGGTCCTTACGACGATCGATGTCTGTGACAACGTCTTCCCAAGTGCCTAGGTGCATTCCTGATTTAACCCACATTGGGCATCTTCGGTAGCCGTTTCCGTCTACTGGCAAACGCTCAGAGTGGATGAAGTTAACACCCATGAATCTCATGACTCTTCCGTCAACTAAGACGGGTCGGTCGTTGAAATCCGTAGAGATGATTTGTGATTGCGCAAGCAAATCATCATGTTGTTCTGCTGTGATGCCCATATAAACTTCTTCGTCTTGGTCAACTTCGTGAGCTAAGAGAATTTTCTTCCCTGCTCGAAGTTTAGCAACGATAAGGCCTGAGTTTCCGGCAGATCCTTCGTCAACCGCTACGACGTTGCCCGCTAGGAAACTAGTTGTACTAGTTCCTGTTTTGCCTGTCTTAGCGTCTGCGAAGAACGCGTCTACGATAATGTCGTCTTTTTTACGGTTAGCAGCTGCTAGCGCGTTCTGTACGTATTTACCTTTAGGGTCTGTGATCATGCGAAGTTCATCGCGTGGATCGACGAGTTGTGGAAGATCGAAATCTGACGGGCTAACCCATCTACGATCGTTTGGTGCATCGACTCGCCCAATTGGGCCGAATCGTCCCACGACCTCTTGCATTTCGATAGCGCCGTATTGATCTACGGGGGACGCTTGCTCACCTGAGTGAGATCCTGTCATAACGAATGCAGAGAACCGGGAATCTTTTTGCTGGAGAAGTAGGTCAATCGTGTTGGCATACTCCTTGACATAGTGGCTTGGTAAATAAATACTCATGGTACTCTCCTTAAAAATTTAAAAATAAATTTCCTTCAAAGAGCTTGTCTGCGATGCAGGGCTTTTTTCAGTCAAATAGCTTTGTGTTCGCTTTCGAACTGTCACCGGGGGCACCTTTTCCCTTACCCGTATTTTGCGGTTTTACGTTGGAGTTATCTACTTTCGCAGGCTCGCTTACCGCAGGTTCAGTTTCAGCCGTAT